TTAACTTTTTCTCTTAGTTGTTTAAAGTTTTTCATATTTTCCTCAGTATGTCTGCTACTTTCATGTCCACTGGAATTATGTCCGTTCTTATATTCTTGCCTCTAATGCCGACAACCACTTCTGGTAATATATTTAGATACAGTAAGAAGGTCTTGAGTACATCATAGTCCTTCTCATCAATTCTAAAAAACAATATCCTTGCGGTCGCTTCAACACCAAATACATTGTTTAGTAATATAATGTGATTAAGTATTAATCTCTCTTTGAGATTCTTAGTTATCTTATATCTACGAAGGAGCCTTTTAAGATACTTTGTTCTTTTCAAGTCTCCCTCAAATTCAGACATAAGACAGCTAGTGGATGTGTAACACTTAACCGCATACATCACAAAATTATCTTCAGTCAAATCATCAAACATAATGTTGGGGCCGAAGCCCCATCCTTATTAAACGCCTGTGTAAGGTTGACCCCAGCTTGTATTGGCTGAGTTGGTATTTGCAGCAGTTGGGCTAGCCAAAGCAACCAATGTTTCGCTGATATAACGAACTGTTCCATCATTGTTGGTTTTCTTTTGAATGTGAACCCAACCTGGATAACTGCTTCCGATATTAACAGTGTTATTTGCTAGACGAGTTGGTGTAACCAAAATTGTGTCTGAACCATATGTTTTAGTTACTGTTTTGTTTGTGTTATATGCAACAGCTTTATCAAATTCAACACCAAAACCAGAACTTACTGTATTGAATAGTGCAGCACCTAGCGTAATTGTGTTGCCGCTTGTAGAAGCAACAGTTGTGTTTGATGCAAAGAAACCAGGAATACCATTACCTGCTTGACCACCTTTGTTATCACCAAAGCCGTTTGACCAGAAATAGACATATTGACCTGCTGTGATACCAATGTTTGCGACATTGTTTAGACCACCATCATAATAGGAAACTGTAATAACATTATTACCTGCGGTATTACCGGTAGTAATAGTAAGTTGAACGTTTTCTCTGGTGCTTCTAACAACATCCATTTTTGCTTTGCCTTGGTTGCTGAATGCGTCTGTATTTTTCCATGCTGACATGTTTATATCTCCTTGAAGGGTAATCTACCTATTTATTGAATTGATTTTTTGCCTGTATTTGTGGCAATATAGTCTGGTTGTTTGCCACGATTCTTCATCATTGGATCAATTTCAATCGTGTCTCGTTTCTCTCCAGTAAGAGTTGTTCCACCTTTTAGAACCATGCGAGCATTGGTTCCCTTTTCATTGTCATCATTAACCTCTTGTTTTTTAATGACTTTTGGTGGTTTAACATTTGTACCAGGACCCTTGTCATCTTTTTCATGGTCATACAAGTCTTCTTTCAATCTATGTTTTGCATAGATTTCTTTGACCATTTTAGCAGCTTTAGATTTCTTAGGAGCAACATCATTAGTTGTATTTGCACCATCAAAAGGAGATTGAGTTGCACATTGTGGATCGTTAATGTTGTCTTCTTTTCTTAATTTACTCATACTTCCTGCTGGTGCTGGAATTGCATAATGTGATGCTGCTTGATCCAGTTGTTGTTTTCTTTTTAGAGTTGGAGATTTGGAAATATCTGAACGGATATCTGGTGCACCTGTGTGTTTACCACTATATTTTGTTGTTAAATCTTCATTAACATCGTCTTCTTCATAGATGCCATGGTCACGTTTCCATTTTTCAAATTCACCAGTCTTAGCTTGACCAACTCTTTGGTTTTTACTGACGTAATTGATATTGTAACCTTTAGCCTTATAGAACTTGGATAACAAGTCTGCACGGCGTGAGGTTACATTTTCTGGAATTTGAAGGCCACCACCAGCACCGGTGGCAGACCAAGGATCACTAGGATCCACATTACCTTTTGATGGAGGTGCTACTTTTTTAACAACACCTTTCACCACTTCTTTAGGATTTACCATTTTTTCTTTTCCTCAGATGTACCTAACTTACCCATCATGGTTTCATTTCTAATCTTTTTGAAAGATTTACGAGCCAATTCTTTTGCAACTTCCATTGGTGAAGTTTTTTCTTCAACATTCAACTTAACTTTATATGAAAGTGGTTTGTTGTGATAGTCAGCAGGAACTTTTTCACGTCCTTTTAGAGTATCAATAGTTTTAGTCTTCATGTTTTCACCTGGATCAATACGAACGCCATCTTCTTCGCTCATTGTGCTGATACCACCAAGGTCTTCATGTTTCATGGCTTGTTTTGTAGCAGTAGCATACATTACATTTTTAGCACGGTCACCATAGCGGTCTTTGAAACCGGCAATACCTTTTTTCATAGACTTAACAATTTTTTCACGTTTTTCTTTTTCAGCAGAAGTCATGTGACGTTCTTCTTTGTGCATTTCTTTTTCGTGTTTGCCAACTTCTTTGTGAGCAATTTTCTTTGCTTGTGGTTCAGTTACGCAATCACCTTCTTCTGTCATGCTGTGTTTAGATAAACGAGTTTCTTTATCTTCTTCTTTTTTCAAAGCAGATGGCTTAACCATTTTCTTAACAAGTGCTTTATCTTCCTTCTCATCTGGATGAGATTCTTCTTTAACTGCTTTCTTGGTGTACACATCACCAGTAGAAGTTTTCTTGTGTTCATGACCAGTCAATTCGCCTGGTTTCTTAGGCAATTGACTCATGTATTTACCTTTTAGAACGTCAAAAGGATTAGAAGATTTCTTTTCATCTTCTTCTCTAACGTCAGCACTGTGTCCAGATGCCGCTGCTTTGTCATCTTTTTTCTTTGAGATTTGAGCAGCAATTTTTTCTGGAGGAACCATACCTTCAGAGTGGTGTTTTGCTGTTACTGGATATCTTTTACCTTGGAATTCAAAATGAGATTGGTTTGCTCTCTTAGCGGCATGTGCAGCTTTGTGAAAACCTGTTTCATCTAATTCTGGTTCTAGAAGCATCTTTTTCTTTTCGTCTGCTTCCATGATTGCTTTTGTTGCATCAACCAAAGATTGTGGTACTAGAGATTTAGTAAACATTATTTTACTCCTGTTTTTTTCTTTTTAATTGTTATACCTGATTGGCCAAACTTTTCTGATGGCTTAACAAAGTCTTCCTTATTACCAGCACCACCAAGAGTGCCACCTACACCAGAATCTCCTTGACCAAAATCAAAGATTGATTCCTTAAACTTTTTCAATTTCTTATTCTTTTCTGCTAGTGGATTTGGGCTTACGCCTCTTGTTTGACCAGCAAAATTTGCAACATCATCGTTGCTAAATTCTCTTTCCTCATGGTATGTATTATCTCCAAGACCTGCATTAGCGGCACCAGTAGAACCACCTCTTGTGTCATAAGATGAACCAACACCATCAACACTTCCTATTCTAGCAGCAGTTAGAGACTTGTCGCCCACTTTTCTTTTTCTATTGGAGTCAGCATCTCTATTGAAATTTGAAACTTTTGGTTCTGGAGATTTTACCATTACTGGATTTTTATCTTCTGCATATGTGCTACCACCACCAATTCTAGGTGTATAACCAGTATTCATTTTGATATCACCATCTCTAACATCATCTCTACGACCTAGTTTTGCGGCAAATTGCATAACTGGACTGTTGTTGTCTTTCAATACATTTAGTCCTTTATCTTTCAAATTGGTTCTTTGAATAGACTTTGAGCCTTCATAAATTTGCATGAATTTATTTGAGCTTGAATAGTGAATAGAACCATTGTCTAAGAACTTGGTTGTCTCTGCAAACAAGTCGGCAATGTCGCTAACCTTTTCTTCTAGGTCTCCAGTATTATCAAAACGGGAGAAACTTTCAAACAATTCTGAGAAATGTGTGATGTTTTTTTGTGCTTCTGTCCAACGTGCATGACGAATGGATTCCACCATCATTCTGGACAATAATGTATTTCTTTCTTGGCTAACTTGGTCTGTTGTATCAACAAAAACCATCATGGTCTTATAACCTAGTTCTTCCAATTCTTCTTTGATATGTGAAATCTTTTCATAATCATCGGCAGGTCCATTAATGATAAGTGGACCACGTTGACGAATTGCTTCCATCTTAGGATTCATAGAACGCATAGCCAACTTGTGTTTGTCGTTCATGATATCCATAACTTGTTGGAAGTTTAATTCTACGATGTTCTGTTCTGCGATACACTCACGGATAACAACATCTTTACCAGAACCAGGACCACCAGTAACAAAGATAGCTTTGCTGTGACCACGATTGGTGGATTCATGTAGCCCCATACCTTTAGTTACATCGTGGAACAATTCTGTTGCATGAGCAGGATTTTTTCTAATGTTTGATGGCAGATTCTTTGCAAAATCATGAAAATTACCATTCTTCACATAATTACGCATATCGGTACCAGAGATACCAGGTTTACGCTCACCGGTTGATTGTTGTTCAATGTGGTCAAACTTAAAGTAACCGTGGCGACCCTCCACACCATTGTATTTCTTCAATAAGTGATAGTTTGCTTCCGCACCTTCACCTGATGCAACGATAGCATGGTTGTAACCTTTTTTGTGCATTTCTGCTGCATGATGCAATAGACCGGGTGCTTCTTTTGTTGCAGGTACAATATTTGCATCTGGAAAAGCACGTTTAATGTGCTTCATTTTAGTTTTCACATCTAGTGGATTTTTCTTAGCATCATTTGCATGTGAAGCCACAATGATGTGGTCAGCATGATTTCTTTTAGCCAAGTCTTGAATCCCTTTGACATTTTCTTCGTGTCCTTTTGTAGGCGGATTCATGCGGCCAATTGCCATAACAATTGACTTGGTTTTTTCTTCTACTAACTGTCTAAATGATTTCATCGTGGTCTTGCCAAAAAGTTAAGTCTGTTGAATTCTTGTCTGTCATTTAATTTAGAAACTTTACCTTTGTGTGTTGCAACAAAACCTTCTGGTTTGACTGATGCATCACCAACGGAATGTTCTAAACCTCCTGTGTGTCTAGCCAACACATGGACCAATGCATTTTTCGCTTGTTGTAAGTGATGATGCATCTTGAAGAAATTCTCATAATGTTGACTGTTATTATCTATGTGTTCAATGTGAGCTTTCTTTTCTGCTTCTTTTCTAGCAATTGCGGCTGGTGTTTTGACCTTAGCAATATCTTTGTCATATTTGGCTTCAATAGATTTTCTTAATCCATGAACACTTGGTTTTTCACCAGTTCTAACTGTTTGATTAATATGTGCTTCGATTGGACCACCAGCATTACGGTGTGGTTCTGTGGCAGCATACATTTGTTTGCCATGTAGGTCATGTAATGCTTGCGCCGATGCTAGGTGGTGATGAAATTGGTCATCATCATGTTTGGACATCATAACTTTGGATGTGTCGTGACCAGGTTCTCTGTGGTATACATCAGGATGATTATTAAAGCCAGACAAATCTGGATGAAAGTCTGCCTTCATATCAGCCAAGGTTTTACCATGGTATTGTGTATGAGTATATACACCAACCTTTGCCTTACGAATTTTCTTGCCTTCTTCAGAATCTTTAGGTGCGGAATAGTTGATTGTGTTTGGTTTGAAGTGAACTCTGCCATCATGTTCGGTTTTATCACCCTGGCCAAACATCATATCACCTTGGTAAACACCAGTTTTTGGTGCAACTTTAGGTAAGTGATGTAGTGCGTCTTTTAGTTTAGCAACAAGACCAGGTGCATGACCGTGATTTGCTTCAATGTCTTTTTCTGTGTAATTAACTTTTGGATTTACGTTAAATGCAGATTTGGAAGCAACAAAGAATTTGCCAGTTTCTGGATGGTGTCCGTAAACAATACTTGGCGAACCATCATGTTTCATCGTCAAAGTAGGATCATTTTTACCCGCTTTGATGTGTTTTCTTACCTGATTTAGTACTCCAACAGCGTGATTGAACCCCTCAGCACCACCATGTATGGCATGGTCTTCCACATGCGTGATGTGCTTCAGTTTGGATTCGTCAGCTTCCTCTTTGAGTAGAGATTTGAAAGTTCTCATGTTTACCTTTAGACTTGCAATACACTATGATTGCCATAGAGATATTTATATGTTTGTTTACTTATCAAATGGTGTACCGTGTTCTTCGTGATTTTCTGGCACATCTTCTTTTAGGTGTCCTAAAGTTTTAGCCATTGCATGTGCATGTTCATCTTTACCCAAATCTACATGACTTTTATCGGCATGTCTCACCGAGAATTGAATTGTTCTCTTATAATCGTCTTTGTGTTTCTCTTTAGAAATCCAACGACCTTCGCCCTTGAACTCCGGCAGACCGTGGCCAGTTTTATCTTCTTTTCCTACTTTATATGTTCCATGTGAGCCAACATGTAAAACGTCTACATGATGGTCTTTCAAGTAAGAATTTGCTGGATCCAAATTGGGATGGTCCAAAGAAAGGTCTTTTGCTTTTTTACCGGGAGTTGCATTCTTTGGATGCTGATGCTGATTTAACAATTCCAGTATACCAGATTTTTCTAAATGTTTACAATATTCTGGTCGTTTTTGTCTGGTGTGTTCTGGAATATGCCAACCACCTTTTTTTTCGTCAAAATGAACCGTTGCTTGACCAAATGCTGCGGTTTTGTTTAGTTTAGTTTCACCCGTAAAGTTTTTATTTTTCCAAATAGATGATTCTGGATGAACTTCACCTTTATGTTTAACATTTTTGATTTTATCTTTTAGATAAAAATCGTTGCCAGCAGATGCACCAGCTCCTTTGGCATCGTGTTCCATTAAACCATGTTTTTTCAAATGTTCAATAAACTTGTTTTCAAATTCAAAACCCTTATTGGAATGTCCATATGGTTTTTTTATTTTGTTTACCGGTATTAGGTGTTTTAGACCGGTATTCTCCGCTGTGGCTTCCAGGTGTGGTTTTCCATCAACGTGAACTTCTCTGTGCAATTTTAATTTTGTGCCGGCAGGAATACCATGTTCACCATCATCGTGGAATTTTCCAAGCGTATGTGTGTAATCTTTACTTCCCAGGTATGGTAAGATATAATTTTTTCTATGTCTGTCGATGTCGTATTGATTTTTACCGGTGGACGTTATAAATCCAACATCTTCTCCGAGAAAACTTAAAAAAGTTAACATTAATCAACTCCAATTGAATTGCAATACACTATGATTGCCATGGAGTTATTTATATAACTTTTCGGTTCACATACTCAAACCGTGGAGAGTTTCGGTTCACTACATAGTCAATAATTTTCTACTTGTCCGTTACCTGCCAACCAGCCAGAACAGTGAATTTTATCAAATTCAACTAAATGTTCTTTTGGAATGTTGACAAAATGTGCATGTTCAAAGTCCATAAATTGAAACAATGGGAAGTTTTTCTGTGTCACTTCCATATAATTGTCAATCAAAGACGGACAAAATGACAACATTCTAGTAATCAATAAGTCAGTTGCACCATGGGTTACTTGTGGCATCCATGTTGGAATGCGTTTTTTGAATACATATTTACCAAATAAGTTATCGTAATCACTTAGATTGAATTCTGGCTCCAATATGGAACGACCAGAAACCTTGAAGATTCGTTTAACATCCTTAATCCAAGGCTGTTGTTTCAACATATGTAATGCATTTAACATTAATGCACCTTCAGCCCAAGCTTGCATACCAGCAGAAGAAAACTTATTCACATCTGGAACTTGGTTCATGTCCATGAATATGTTTACATAAGGCTGTAATTGTTTATGTTCATCTTCTGTCAGTGGTATAATTGATGCGTCAGCCAAAATGATACTTGCTTCTGGTACTTGTTTACGTATTGATTCAACGGTTAATACAGTTTGTTGAAACCGCTGTTCGTGACTCCAGAATTTCACATTTCTACATTTAATTGCTGAAGTTACAAGAAACAAATTCTTGTCTGGTATAAAACTCATAGGTAATGGTCCAATGTGTCGGTGTTACGGTAGATATTGATGGCTTCTGCTCTAGGATGAGGATTGCTGTTATCAAAATCGTTGATAAGAATGCGTCTAGCATTGGGTAGACCAATAATCAATTGATTTGATTTGAATCCCAATCTAGCCAACATTGCCCTAGTGACCCATTCTTGGTCCTTTTCTCTAGCTGTTGTGAAGATAATCAATGAACCATTTCGTTCATATTCTAACAACCTCTCAACATTCTTTGTCATCACTTCTGGTTCATCATCATATGAATTGATGCCAACTCGTCTTTGTGCTTTGATAATTGTACCATCAATATCACAGAAGATTACGGGCTTGTCATTATACTTGAACCATTCTTGTGCGGTACCAACATCAACATAATTAGAGATGAGTTTCTCGGTGAAAATCTTTCCGTCATGCAACATGATAGAAATTACATCAGATACAAAGATTTCACTTTCTGATGAAATTGATTCAAATGCTTTTTTGTATTCACTAACCGATTCAAACTTATATCCACCAACACAGAACTTATTGGAAACCACACGCTTCTCAATAATATCAGTTATAATACCTTGCTCGTTGGATACAACAAAACTTTTTGCTTTAAGACGGTTGAGAACTTCATGTTCAGCAATATCTGAAACGCAGATATAGTTACCTGGTGTCTTTGTGTGTGTAAAGAAACTATCACAGTCTTTTACCAAGAATTCAGCATCATCAGAGATTCCGGCAGACTGTAAGATTTGATAAACCGTGTCGGCTGGACCTTTTGTCAGTTCTTTAATGATGACAACTTTAACTCTATGGCCAAATTGGTGGTTGATAAACTTTTCTGCATCAAATGCTGCATTATGTTCACTTAGAATGCCAACTGTAATGTTGCAATCAGGATAGTCTGCAACAGCCTTTTGTAACATCATTTTATGTTCATAGTCAAATAGCAGATACTTTGGTTTCATGTTGGGGAAACGACTAGAAAGTCCTGCGGCTGGTACAATTATTTCCATAATCTTTTTATTTCATCCATTATAAAGTTGTATTCTAAATCACCTTTTGTTGTATGTAGGTATACCCTCAACAACATTAGAATCAAAAGGTAATCGTTGTTTGCTTCGGGAAAATCTTCAAATAGTTTGTTTTGAATTGTGTGCAGTTTTGCACCAAGTTTGGTTGTCTCTTTCCTGAGAAACCAGCGACATTCCAAGTCTTGTCTAAGTTTTGCTATGTCAAACACGTAGGATTCATATTCAATAGTAACAGGATCAATTATCTTGAAACCGTCTATTGTATAGATTATGTTCTCCAATGTCAAGTCACCAAGGTAAGATGTGTGTGGTAAAATCTTAGGTAACTTGTCAATAAGTTGTTGCTTGGTGAAAGGAAAGTCCTCGGTTGAAGTGTCCATCCAAGCGAGTTTTTGGTGATAGATTTCTGTGAAGTCTTTTGCTTCTTCCACACAGATACTTTTTAATTTTGTTAGTGTGTTGAATAAGAATTCTTCTAACTGATTGGTGTTATGTGACACCAAATAATTCTTTATGTCTAGACCATGGAAGTATTCCATGTCAAAAGAATCACCATCAACATTGTAGATTTTAGGAACAGGAAAACCAACCGCACTTAGAGGTATTAGTCTTTTCCTGTTTCTTTCTGTGTTGCCAATTTTTCTTACAAATAGACCATTAGAATTTTCCATCAGATAGATTTCGCTACCTGAATGGCCACTTAACTTCTTAACTATTCTTGGTCCAGTTGTCATAATCATCACGAATCAAAGAGTGCCATGTGCCGTTGTGTGCACCAGGCGGAAATGGATTATTCATATTAACATACACAAGATTTTCACCGTGTAAGTTATGCTCATGTAAGTTGGCTTGCATCATATTTTCACCAATATATTGTGTGCCAGCTTCATAATACTTATCCATATTCTGGAACGTAGACATGTATCTGTCCATGTTGCTTTGTGAACTAAAAGCAAACTGGTCATTGCCAAAATCTCTTTCAGGAACCATTCTGCAATTTGGAATGTATAACTTGGTATTATCAAGTTGTTCAAAAGGAATCTGAACATTCAATGCATAGTCTGTTCTTGTCTTAATGACCCAATCATATTCAATTCCAGAACTCATCATCAACATACGACATTCATTAATTGAATATAGTGCCGAATAAGTGAACCTTGGTGGATATTTTTGTGGGTTTGGTGTATTAGTGTACTTTGTGTCTGCATCAACCACCAAAGTTTCTTCTGTCAACATACGCAATGGCTTATACAAATTTTCAAGTTCTTTTTCACCATCAAATTGCCATGTGTGAATATACACATCCACATCAAAATGGTCCAATAGATTCTTCTTATAGTATTCAAATCCTTTTTGGAATGACCTGGCCTGACCAGTGAAACATAATGCTATTTTCATCTTTGTAGATATACTGGAATGTTAACGATATCAAATGGTGCACCTTTAAGAAATAAGTTTCTCAATAGCATCATGTGTGGACAATATCTCTGTTCTTTGTGTGTTATGATATCATGTTCTGGATATCTTTTTACATTTCTGAGCCAGTCTTCAAACTCAGGCTCAAATTGAGTTGAATGTAGGTGTTCATAGTTGTTATACAAGAAATAAGCGTTAGCCCATTTGAATGGCATAACAGCAAAAATGTCAGAAATCAAGTTGTATGATTCTTCCATAGGAGTAACAATAAAACCAACCTCTTGAAATTTGAAAGGAGGGTCAAAAACTAAATCATACCTGCAATATGAAAGATTCTCATATTCAATGTCATCAATCAAACCAAAAGCTTTGAATCTGCCATAGTTCATTGATGCGTTTTTGGAAATGCTATCAATAGTTTTTGGTTTTGGATTGGCGGCATGGGCTCGCCTTTCAATATCCATGAAAACATTTTCATATTGTGAAAAGTCTTCAGCCAAGAACTTTGTGGGATTCAATCGTTCTTGAACATTTTTAATTTCTTGTTCATCGGTTGACCACAAATGACAATAAACATCCATTTCATTTGCATCAATGTATGTCTTAATGTTTTCCCAAGTTTTGTCAAAAGTTCTGTATTGACCGGATAATACTATACAATTTTTCATTTGATCCAATACCACACATCACATTCGGTTGTTAAAATTTCTTTGCCCATTTTTGCGGCAAACTCTTTTGCGGCTCTATTGACACCTTCAATTGCGGTGAAATCGTGGCCAGCAAAAATTCCACCAGTCTTCAACTTAGAATAATAGTTTGCACAATCTTTGGTTAATTGGTCATATGTGTGTAAACCATCAATAAAGATAAAGTCAAATTCTTCATCTAAGAATAATTCAACTGCATCATCGGATGTCCTATGAATATGGTGAAACCTTTCATTAAATTTTTCCATACGATTGGTCATGGTTTCAAAAACATGTTGGCGTTCATTCAATGGTCTTCCATTCCAATCAACATAATTTTCATAAGGATCAACTGATGTTAAATCTAAATTGGGATTAATGTCCAATAGGAAATTGGTGGTATCACCAATGTCACAACCAATTTCTAAACCTTTGACCGATGACATGTTTTTAATCATCTCACCAAGGCCATATCCTGAACATTTGAACATTTGCTGAACTCCAAAAGCTTGTGTAACTGTGTTAAAGGTAATTGTATCACTCATCATGCGGTCCTATAGATAAACATTTGCGATTCATTGTCTTGTCCATATTTTTCTTGGACAAACTTCTTCCATTCTGGTACACGGTCATATTGGTGTACGATTGGAAATAACTGATTCCGGTAATAGACCAAGCCATCTTTTACTGTTGGTTCGTCACACAACAAGTTTGGTCTAAAGTAATCAATTTTAGATGGGTCTACAACCGTGCCGGCCTCACAAGCCCAATCAACGGTTGTTTGTGTAATGTCTTTGAATGGTTGTGTATTGATTAAAACATTGAACACAGCTTGGTCGCAGATAGGAATTGGCCTGTTGGTTGCATTGGTGAAAATGTTGAACACCATATCTTTTACATACTCGGATGTACCACCGAATGTTCCAACGTTGAAGATTTCGTTGTCTTTGAATTGTTCATAAACATAAGGACCATATGCTTGTTTGAGGTTATCATCACCCCATGGTTCATCTTTGTATTTCAATCCTTCAGATGCAATTACAAGATTGTTTCCAAGATTTTCCATACTTTTCATTATGTCAAAAGGACTAGATTGAAAGTAAACATCCTTCACATCTGTTGTCACAACATACTCATAGTTTTGCCAATTAGAATACAAGTAATCATAAATTGACAAGAAACGCAACACATGAGGTGGAATGTTTTGTACCATCTTCATAGGTACAACAAATACACCTTGTTTAATCAGCCAATCAACCGTGGCTTGTGTTGTATTACCTGCAACCAATACAACATCAGTATCATCTCCTGCAACTTCTAGTGCAGACAATACCCAAGGTTTAAGTTGATTGATACCGTAATTTGTATAACCACCAATAATTAAATTTTTCATTTCAATATCCTGACCTAGTCTTAATCAAGTCCATAACACCATCATCACCTTTTTGCTCATCACGTGGAACGAACAGAGCCTTCTGTCTCTTATTATCTATGTCATCTGCTGGAACAAGATAATAGATTGCTAAACTCTTTCTATATTGTCCTTCAGGTGCAGTAATACCTTCAGTTACACCATGCCAAGAATTTTGTGTGGTATCAAACAATACAGCACGATTGAACTTTGGCCAAATAGACTTGACCAATTTCTTCGGTTGTTGTGTTTCTTCATCATGTGACCAAAGGCCTATGTTACCGCCCCAAGACTTCTTCCAATTTGGATTTAGATAAACGATAAGATTTAACTTACGCCTCATGTCCATTTTAGGATGAATATCATAATCAAGGTGAACATTTAAGTAATCACCGGCTTGGTGCATGTGAATACCACCACCATGTAAACCATAATCAGGAACCAAATCAAAATCATTAGCCAAATATGCAAGCTTTCCAACAAAAGGTTCGTTCACAAGGCACGACATTGCCTTGTATACATTTTTAGAAAACTTGGTCCAGTTTTGTATCGTGCGTTTCTTTTCAATTGCATTGTCATACTTTGCATCTGTGTTTTCATCATATCCTGGCATACCATCAAAGATACTACGAGCAA